CTCGGCGGCGTGGACATGCACGAGGCCGCTGGCAGCATCGCCGACGACGCCGATCAGATCATCTGGATCATGCGGCTTGACCTAAGCTACCGCGCCGACGGGGCACAGTTCTTAAGCGGCGAGTGGAGGGTGAGTTCCGCGAGCACTTCTTCGGACGGCATCTCAAACATCTTCGGCATGCACCGAGATGGCACTTGGGGCAACAACGCTGTGGCGCAGACCGACAGCGGCGACCTGGCCCTAACGTTTCATCAGCGATGGGACACCTCCACAACAAACAGCGAATACAAGGTCTACGCCATCAACGTGGAATATGTCTGACGATCAAGGAAACGGATGGGACGAGTACCGCCGTCTAGTAATGACGGAGCTGGACAGGCTCACGACCGAGATCCGACAGGAGAGGAGGTCAGCGCAAGCGGTCCAGCTGCGCATGCTCGATCGCCTGACATCGGTGGATCGAGAGATCGCAACGCTCAAGGTTCGGTGCGGCATCTGGGGCGTGATGGGTGGGCTGATTCCTGCGGTGGCAGCCGCTATGATCGCAGCGGTGCGGTGACGCATACCTAACAGCACCATGGCGGACCCGCACGACATCGACGAGCCCAGAGGCAACGACCGCCAGACTTTCATCGTGAAGGACGAACGAGCAGCCCTGAAGATGAAGCGCGAGGAGACTCGCGAGGCTCAAGCGCGATATAAGGCGATTGTCGCGCGCGAGAAGGAGGAGAAGCGCGCCGAGCGCGAGATGCGTCGAGAAGAGATCCAGCTAGAGCTTGCACGCATCCGACTCAACACATCTGCAACGGAGGCTGCGCGACTCAACCTCGCGAAGACCACGCCGTTTATCCTCGTCTTACTCATCGGCGGCTTTATCGCCATGCTGGGCACGGGCGCGATCCCCGACGACTCGGTGTCTGTTGCATCAGCACTGCTAACTCTCCTGGTCACAGGGCTCATGGCCAATCTTCGAAGTATCATAAGCGAGGGCAACGCGTCAGACGACGCCAACGGCAACGGCAACGGACACGCCGGCCCAAGCCCATCGAAGGCCAAGAAGACAGACGGCAAGACCTCCAACCCCAACCCCAAGGCTGACAAGTGAAGAAGCTCATCCCGCTACTAGCTCTCGCCACCTTCGCGTCGTGCGAGGGCATCAGCGTCGCTGACGCATACGTTGAGGCTGACCGCCTGACGTATGAGGCCATCGCCCCGCAGTTCCGCGCCTACGTTCAAGCCGACGAGAAGCTCGACCAACCGTCCAAGGATTCGCGCATGCGTCTGCTGGACACCTGGAAGATGCGCATCGACGCCAACACCACGGAGAAGAAATGACAGACATGGCCCCCGACGTCTCGGCCCTCGCCGACCAACTCAAAGCCTCCGTAACCGATCCAGCCAAGCAAGAGATGCTGGCCGCGATCGCGTCAGACGCGAGCCGCATCGCGGTGCTGGCCCTGACCGACCCCGCAGCGGCAGAGGCGGAGGTCGCCATCGTCAAGGCGACCATGGCCAACATCGGGCAGGCCGAAGCCGCCAACGCGGTGAAGGCTGTGACCGATTGGGTGGCGGACACTGTTGGTCGAGTCATGAGCAAGGCGCTGCCTGTCTGACCGCATGCGCCTCGCACGGTTCGCGGTCTGGACCGGGATGCTGACGCTGTGCGTCTTGTTCTGGGTCTGGGTCGCCTCTCTGGTGGCGGCGTGGCTCTCGCCTGCAGCCATCACCCCACGCCCGCCAACCCCAGAAGCCCCTCGCGTCATGCATGCGCGGATCACATACCCTGCAGAGATGGCGGGCGAGGTGGTCGAGATACGGATGGTCGAGAGGCGGTGACCGAGCATCCGCCTCCAGCGCAAGACGGAGATCTGGCCGAGAGGCTCCTGCAGCTAGTAGAGCGCGCTGAGGTCGCCCTGCCCTACGAGAAGCCGCAGCTACAACAGCAGATCCGGGAGGTTCGCGCTAAGATAGACGCCATCGGCAGGACGCGACTCCGAGAGGGTCGAGGCTGCAACGAGCCGACGACCAGACCGCTACGCACCAGACGACGACAACATGGCAAGCCGACGCAGATCATCCAAGCCTCCCGCCGCAGTGCGGACAGCCGCTAAGAACGCCTTGGCTAGAAGGCGTAAGCACGGGCGGGGCGGGACCGCTGTAGGTGTAGCGCGAGCACGTGACCTCGCCGCTGGTAAGGGCATGCCCGAAGCCACCCTCAAGCGGATGTCGAGCTTCTTCGCTAGACACGGCGGGGCGGGTGCATCAAGCGCGCCGCCTGACAGCGCTGCCAACATCGCCTGGGGCCTGTGGGGAGGAACCGCAGGCAAGGCTTGGGCGCAGCGAGAACTCAACCGCATCGAGCGCGAGCGCAAGGCCTAGACGCATGGCAACACGCAAGAAGGCGAGCAAGCGGACTAAATCCACGGTCAACAGCGCGGGTGTCTACACCGAGCCCGCTATGCGAAAGCGTCTGTTTGAGAAGATCAAACGGAGCAGCAAGGGTGGGCCTCCAGGCACGTGGTCGGCTCGCAAGGCGCAGAACCTCGCAGCCCAATACAAGCGTGCGGGCGGCGGATACAAGGCTCCAAGGCGATAGACCGATGGCATCACGCAAGACACCGCAACAGCGGTCGCTCGACGACTGGACCAAGCAAGACTGGAGGACCCGCGACGGCAAGCCAGCCAAGCGCAAGGGCCGGGACGGCAAGACGACCATGGCGCGCTACCTCCCTGACGCTGCCTGGAAGAAGCTGACGCCATCGCAGGCGAAAGCGACGGACGCGAAGAAGCGCGCCGCCAGTCGCAAGGGTAAGAAGGTGGTCGCGAACACCAAGAAAGCTAGGGCGGCGCGGCGTCGCGCCACGTAGACACGAACGACAACAACAACACGAAAGACAGGAGCAAGAAAGATGCCAGGACACTACGGCAACGGCGGCAGGATGGGCATGGGCGCGAAGAAGGCTGCAGGGGGCAAGAAGAAGGGCATGCCTCCCGGTCTCGCTAAGAAGCTCAAGGCTTCGGCCGCCAAGAAGAAGAAGAAGGCCGGTGGCCGCTAGGCGGCGGACTCGCACGCCTGCCCGCCCGTTGACCGACCGGCAACGGCAGGCGATGCGCAGGCACGCCCAGCACCACACCAAGCGGCACATGGACGAGATGACGCGCCTGATGCGCGCAGGCAGCACGTTCACGGAGGCGCACCGCAAGGCCATGTCGAAGGTGGGGCGCTAGACGTCTGACACCGTCTTACACCTCAGGCCGTCTGACAAGGTCAGACGGCTGCTCGAGCTCGCGGTCCCGCGCGCGTCGCGGCCCCCCGATCGCCTTGACAGCTTCGGTGCGCACCATTACCGTCGCAGGTCCTGGCGGCTGTGGTACTGTTGGAGATCCTCAGTCGGGCAAGTAGCTGGCTCGCGTGAAAGCGCTGCAGCCGGTCGCGGGCTTCTCCTTCATATGCTCGCGTCGCTTCATGAATCACCGCTGGGCCTTCGCGGCGGCCGCTGCGTTGCGCGCCTGTCTCCTTGCGCGTGACGTAGTGGCCGCATTTTATTGGTGGGCAAAGGTTGCGCAGAGGTTGGACTTTTGATAACTTGCCAAGCACATGAAACAAAACCAAGGAGGAACCAATGGCTACCATGTGCTGCGAGGCTTGCTGCGCTGAGATCACGGATCACAACAGCGCGCGAGGCAAGGACTGGACCGGGCTCTGCCGCATCTGCGAAGCGGCCTACCAAGACGAGATAGAGCGCGAGGAGGCGCGACGCTATGGGTACTAGTAGCGACGGTGTCGGCCGCATCCGCACTATTGTAGACAGCTTAGAAGAGACCTCGCTAACCACTGCGCAGATGCTTGTCCGCGCCACCGAGGTGCTGGAGTCGTTCCAGTCGGAGCTTATCCAGCACGCTGGCGAGTTCGCTCCGCGCATGAGCATGGAGTGGGCTAGCAGCAACCCTCTACAGTCCACGGTTCGGTGGTGGTGCACAATCGAGGAGGACGGGCAGAAGCTACGCGCGCCGATAGAGGAGCATGCCATGGCTGTGTCCTCGCGTATCTGCGGGGGCGTGTCGAACTCGATCGGCGAGGCTTCTGGGTCCAGGAAGATGGAGGACGCAGCTAGATCTTTCGTTGAGATCTCCAGGATGCCCATGGAGCACCTGGAGGCTCGCCTGCAGGAGCACCCACCATCCGTGGTCGAGGCGGCGGCCTACATGTTCGCCAACCCTCACCGCATCCCTGCGGACGTTGCCGACTTCTGGGTTAAGCGGGTCAACACGCAAGCCGAACTCATGACGGACAGAGATGGCGAAAGCATGACGGGCAAGGACCGACTGATGGCCTTGGCGGGTTCTGCTGTCGAGTTCGACATCGTGCACCGCAACATGTGGATGGCGCTAGCTGCTGACTGCGCGCGCATCAGGTTCTGCCGCTTCTACCTGCAGACCGCCCGCGCTAACGTCCAGCAAGCCATCGAAGACCTGAAGGACAACAAGGACCCAGAGGCCAGGGAGGAGGATTAGCATTCGCGGCCAGGGAGCGGCCAACCCCCTCCCTACATGACCGGCAGTCGGCACGCGCCCATGCACCGGGCAGCAGTGCCGTTGCTCCCTGGTCGCACTTTTCACATACGTCGGGCATGGAGCGACGCGTAGAGATTGACCGCGCTGTGGGTGGTGCTCAAGACACCATCCGCAGCCGCTCTGCACGTCTATCCTTGTCTGACAGCGGCGGCTGTTGGCGCATCGTTGACCACGCGGACATACGTGGTCGGCCTTAGCAACAAGTCATGATGAGTCCAGCCGATCGGCGAACGGTAGCGAGGTGGGAGAGCCTTGCCGCGACCCAACTAGCTGAGCAGCCGCCGCACCTTTTCACCTAGACAAGCGCAGCGCGAAGCGTTACAGGTAACGGAATGAAAGGCTACACCAAGCTGCACGGCAAGATCGTGCACAGCAGTATCTGGAGAGAACCCAACCACGTGCGCATCCTGTGGGTCACCATGTTGGCCATGGCTGACCAAGACGGCGTCGTCGAGTCCAGCGTCGGCGGGCTCGCTGACGTTGCACGCCTAAGCGTCGAGGAGTGCAAGGAAGCGCTAAGCGTCCTCCTGTCTCCTGACCCCGACAGCAGTGATGGCACGACGGGGGAGCGCATCATGCGCATACCTCTCGGCTGGCTAGTCCTGAACCACTCCATGTACAGGGACAGGCAGACACGCCAGCAAGCGCAGACCGCAGAGCGTGTCAGGAGGCACCGAGAAAGAAAGCGCCAGGGCGTTACACTTGACGAAGTAACGAGCGGAAGCGCGCCGAAGCGCGCCCCTGCTTCTGCTTCTGCTTCTGTGTCTGCTTCTCCTAGGAAGTCCAAGCGGGTGACCATCGACAGGCCCGACGACGTTGCCGAACAACTGTGGACGGACTGGGTCAACCATCGCCGGGTCAAGTCGGCGGTGGTATCTCGCACAGTGATCGACACGCTGCGACGAGAGGCGGGCAAGGCCAAGCTAAACCTATCGCAGGTGATGACCCTGCAGGTGGCGAACGGCTGGCAGGGCTTCCGTGCCGAGTGGATGGCAGGGGCCAAGGGGCGAGACGCGATTGGGCAAGCTACGGCATACCACCAGAAGTTCAGCGGGCAGACGTTCGACGAAGACGCGGGCCGCGCCAAGCTCAACGACGATGGCAGTGTTGACATGGGGAGCGTGTGAAGATGGACAAGCCAAGGTGCTCCCCTAGCCAGGACCGGCTGCGCATGATCGCTGCGCACGGCTTCGCCTACCCCCAGGAGATCATGGCGATGGCGGAGGCGCTGCTGGTCAAGCAGCCCGCTGCGCGAAGATCAGACCCAGAGACTAGCCACGCCGCTGCACGTGCCGCATCGACACGGGTCACGGCTGGCAGGCGTCAGGTTCTGGAGTGCTTTTCACGCCACGGTCAGATGACCGACGAACAGCTAGTCTGGAACATGGAGCGAATGCCAGGGGGGATCACGCTCAAGTCAGAGAGCGGCATCCGCACAAGGCGCAGTGAGCTTGTGAAGCTGGGCAAGATTCAAGACAGTGGGCGCAGGCGGCTTAACGCGAAGGGCCGCAGGTGTGTGGTTTGGGAACGTGTCGAGACGTAGGCATGGGCAGCGCCGACGACAAGCGGGCGAGGTTCTCGGAGGCTTCTGTGGAACGGGACCGCTTGCGGCGCGACACTGGGACGCATGAACCAATCAAGGGGGCAAGGATGATCGGCCACCAGCTGGGGGAGGTCGTCGAGAGGGCGACGCACCGCTGCGACCATCATGGAGACTTCGAGGCGCTCAAGATCAAAGCACTACACAAGCGGCTACCGGATTGGTGGACCAAGTGCCCGGAGTGCAACAGGCAGTTCGCCTCGGAGCAGTCGCAGGCCTTTGCAGCACCTGACGACCCGCTAGCCATGCAGAGACGCGCGGCTACGCGAGTGCCCAAGCGGTACTGGTCAGCAACGACGCGCAAGCTCATCCAGCCTCATCCTCAGATGGGACGCATGGCCAGCGCAGTCATGGGCTTTGTTCGATCATGGACGCGGCACCTGGACGCGGGCACGTGGCTCGGCCTCATCGGCAAGTCAGGCACGGGCAAGACGCACGTCGGCTGCGCCATCGTCAACGACCTAGCAGCGCAGGGGGAGTCCGCGCAGTACTGGACCCAGGCGGAGATGATGGGTGGCATGCGCGCAGCGATCGGCGCAGGGGGGTCGAGCGTCGCGGCAGCAGAGGCGCAGCTAGTAGAGCCGAACCTGCTGGTCGTTGACGAGGTCGGGCGATGCGAGGGGCGAGAGTGGACACACGCGCAGTTCGCGCACGTGCTCGACCTCCGATACCGAGAGCGCAAGCCGACGGTCCTTCTGTCCAACCTTGGGCCGTCTGAGTTCAAGGCGACAGTCGGCGAGGCGGTGGTAGATCGCCTGACGCAAGGCGAGGGGCGCGTGCTGGTCATGCAATGGCCAAGCCTGCGGGCGGACGACTACACGCTAGAACTGTAGAGCCGATACCAGGCCCGATCTTGGGCACGTCTGACAGGCTCCAGTTCAACCGCAAAAGCCCGAAAACCTGCTCCGATCTGAGGGGTCCAAAACCACCTTTTGCTGGCATTCCAGGCCCAACTCCGCACATGTCAGACGACGTAAACCCTGTGCATGGGGCGACTTATCAGAAAATCCGGAAAAGCGGACATAGGTCAGACATAGGCTGTACAATTGAACGCGTGACGTGAGCCCGACGGGGCGAGCGACACCTGCCGAGTGCGGCGGACGAGTGGGCACGACGGTGCCTCTCTTCCAACGCACGAGGCGGACGCTCTCTGACAACGGGCGGCCCGGCCGGGCTGCCCATCGACCCCTGCGACCTGTAGACGACGCCGCAGCCCCTGGTGATGGCCAGACCCCGAGAGGGGTGCCAGCCAGGGGGGTAGCTCTCGCCACGCGATGCGAGAGAGGGGAGGCAACCGCAAGACAAGCCGGACGCGCCTAGCAGCGCGGACACGGCGG